TGAAGGCGCACGATAAAGTAAGCTTTTCTACCGATAAGTTTTTAGCAAAAATCGAGGCTATGCGAGCAGAAAAGCCAGCGATTAAAGACACTTTTAGCGCGTGCTCAAGCTTGGCCGATGTTGAGGCGGTTATGCGCAATGAAATGAAGCTTTCAAGATCCGAAGCGGTAGCGATTACCGCAGCGGTTAAGAAACAAGTTCGTGGTGATCATGAGCTTACAGAAGTAAAAGCAATTTTTGACAACTTTAAACTATAAATAAGGATCACCATTATGAGTGAATATAAAGCAGAATTAACGGCTGGACTTGAGAAAGTATCGGCTCAACTTGACTCGGCAATTGGCAAGCAAAACGCTGAGCTTCAAGATTCTATGAAAGCCAGCAAAAAAACAAACGATACTGTAAGTGCACTAGCTGAGCAGTTCGTCGCAATGAATGCCGATCTTGTGAAGATGGGCGACAATATGACCGCTTTTGAGCAGTCGCGACAAAGTGCCTCAACTAAGGAAGTGAGCCAAGGTATGGGTGCACAGTTCGTGGCCTCAGACTCTTTCGCAGACTTCAAAGCTGGTCGGGCTAACCGCGCCTCTTTCGAAGCGAACACAATTGTTACAGGCGGTGATAACTCAGTCACTCGACATGAGCAGTTGCCAGGGGTTGTACCTGGTGCGGTTCGTCAATTAACAGTATTGCCAACGGTTTCAACGGGTCAAGCTTCTAGTAATATTATTTACTACTCGCGGGAATTGTTGTGGACCAATAACGCCGCCGGTACTGCTGAAGGCGCACAAAAGCCTGAATCTGTATTAACCTTTGAAGAGAAAACGGTTCCAATTATAACTGTGCCTCACTTTCTTAAAGCGTCAAAACAGGCACTAGAAGATTCAACGTTCTTGGCGTCTTATATTGATATGCGCATGGCTCACGGTGTTCGAAACAAAATTGAGCAGCAAATTATCACAGGTGATGGTGTTGGCCAAAACTTTAGCGGTTGGTTAGCCTCCGGCAACAGCACTGCAACAGATCCGCTGTTAACTATTGATATTTATGGCCTTGCAAGCAAGATGAAATATGAGATTATTTCGGCCGATTATGAAGCTGATTATTTTTATATGAACCCTTCGGATTGGCAGAAAGCAGAGACCACACGACGAGCTTCTGGTGATACTGCTTTTGTTGCTCAGTCTGGCGCGGTTACTTATGTTAATAACGGTCTTACACCTTTGCTTTGGGGTCTCCCTGTTGTACTTAGCAATAACGTCCCTGCTGGGACTATGGTGTGCAAGTCTGTATCTGCTGATATGTACTTTAATCGCCATGGTGTTCGTGTTGAAATGTTCGAGCAAGATACTGATAACGTTCAGAAGAACTTGATCACCATTCGTGGTGAAGCTCGCGGCGCTGAAGCGGTTATGGTTCCTGCTGCTATCCGTACTGGTGACATTACAGCAATTACAGCGGCTTAATATTAGGGGCTTCGGCCCCTTTTGAGAGGTTTTATGAAATTTAGAGCTTTGAAAGAGTTTTCATCCGTTCGCTGGGGCAATGTTTGCGTAGGTGATTTGGTTGAACTTGATGGCGATATAGCTAAAAAAATGGTTGATTTGGGCTATATGGAGCTGCCACAACAAACGGCTATAGCTTTACGGCAGGAACCCGAAAAGGTTGAGCCAAAAAAAGACATATTATCAAAGGCTAAAAAATGACTGACACGATTGTAAAAGTTGGACCGACGATAGAACCGATAACCCAAGACGAGGCGCGCACACAGTTACGTGTCGATGTTGGGTTTGATGAGGATAAGATCACGGACCTTATTTCGATGTCTCGGGCGCACGTTGAAGGCTATTGCAATCGTTTTTTTACAGAACAAACGGTTTTAATCGTTTTTGATGCTGGCTTTTCTGGACTTAGTTTAAAACTACCTTATCCAGATTTAAAAACAATTAACTCGGTGAAAACGGTAGACTCTTCGGGTGTCGAGACGATTATTGATGATGCTGAATACACTTTTAATGCTGATTTAGAGCGGATTTACTTCACTTCAGCCATTGGTTCGGGTGTTAGCGTCCTAGTTGAGGTCGTTACAGGCGCACCTGTTGAGTTTGAAGGGGCGAAAATAGCAATGCTGATGTTCATGACGGATCTTTACGAATTGCGTACAGAGAGCCTTGTAGGTGTCTCTATTGCCAATAATCCCGCAATTGTTAATCAAATGTTTCCTTTTAGGGTGAATATGGGTGTTTAGAGTCGGCGAGCTGGATCAAAAAATCGATTTTTGGCGTGAATGCCTAGAAGATGACGGCATGGGCGGCCAGAAAAAAAGCGAAGTTTTGATTTATAGTGGCCGGTGGGCAAAGGTTCGGTCTATGAGCGGCGGTGAGTCTGAGCGATTCGACAAGCTAAACGCGGTTGGGACATGTTTTTTTGTCACGAGACGGGTTGACGATATACAAGAGAATGATTTCATCAAGTGGCGCGGCGTTGACTATAATATCAGGCTAATACCCCCTCAAAGTATGAACTCGTTATACTCTCAGTTCTACGCAGAAAGAGGTGTCGCGTTATGACGGTTGTAATCGAAGGTGTTGAGGATATTCAAAAGCTTTTAACGAAGATAGCCCCGAATCACGCCCGCAACCTAATGAGATCAACGGTTCACGCGATGGCTGGGGGTGTGGCAAAGGAAGCAAAAACAAAAGCGCCAACCCGTACCGGCGACCTGAAGAAAGCGATTAAAACAAAGCGTAAAAAGTCCCACCCTGACAAACCTATTTCTGCGGTTATAGTGGAACACGGATTTAATGTTAAAAACGATCCGTATTATTGGCGTTTTGTTGAATATGGGACGGGTGGCGAGAACGCACAGCAAGCGAGACCGTTTATAGCTCCGGCTGTTGAGACATTAAGACAGAATTTTAACAGTACGATGGTTAGAGAGTTTGGTAAAAAACTCGAAAAGAAACTTGAGCGCGAACGGAAGAAGAGGTTTTAGTGGGTTTCGAAACGGCAGTTCAAGAGGTTATATATTCGACTTTGAGCGCAGATGAGGCGCTTACATCGAAGGTTGAGGGTATTTTTGACGCTGTGCCACAGCTTTCTAGGGAGTGCGGCAAGGTTCAGCAACAAAAATTCCCTTATGTGACTATCGGTGAGGCTATACATAACGCTTGGGATACCGATAATACATTAGGAAATGACGTTTCTATCGTGATTCATACGTGGTCTAGAGCTAGAGGCCGGCAAGAAACAAAAGAGATTCAAGGCATTATTTACGCAGCTTTGAATCGCAAGAAATTAGCCTATACTGGTTATGATATAATCACTATAGATTTTGAGAGTTCACAAACGTTTACCGATGCCGATGGCCTAACCCGTCACGGCGTTCAATCATTTAGAATATTAATAGACGAGGTGTAATATGGCCGGTTTCATTGGTCGCGAGTTTTTAGTAAAGAAAAATAGTATCCAGTTGCTAGGGTTGCGAGCAAAAACGGTTTCGTTTGCCGGTGAGTCGATTGATATCACCACGGGCGAAGATGCTGGCTTTCGGACGCTGCTTTCACCTTCGGGACAGCAAAGCATTGATATTAGCTTTGACGGTATAGCGAAAGACGCCTTGCTCAGGGATTTGATTTTGAGCGGCGGCAATTTGATGCTGACAGACATTGAATTAGAGTGGCCGCTAAGTGATGCAGGCACGACCCCTGCAACACTAACAGGAAATTTTAGACTAAACGGCTATGAAGAAGGCCAACCATACAATGAAGCCACGACCTTCAGCTCGACATTAATGAGTTCTGGTACGTGGGTATACACACCAGAGGCTTAATATGTCAATTTTTCAAGAGTACGCTATCACTTGGGGCGGCAAAGAGTACGTTATAGCCCCTGATAGAATAATGGGGCTTATCGAGGTTGTTGAGGAAATTATAACCATAGAAGAGCTTCATCAGGTCGCTTCAACTGGGCCTAAGCGCGTTAAATTATCAAAGGCGTTTCATGCAATTCTTAAGTATGCCGGTCACAATGTCACCGTTGAGGAGATATACAACACGTTTTTCTTAGGTGGTAGTGAAATAGCTGGAATTGTTAACGGTATTCTTTTGCTGATGATCCCGCCTGAACACCTTCAATCAAAAACGCCTGCACCAAAAGCGCCTAAAGCAAAGCCAAAAAAAAAGAGCGTCAAAGGTTAGTACGTGCGGCATACAAAGCCGCAGTTGGTGTTTGGGGTCTTGCGCCTAGTGAGTTTTGGCGCTTAAGCCCTGATGAGTGGTGGCTTTTGTATGAATCAAAAACCTCAGATGAACAACGACAAACCCCTGATGATAAGTGGGCGAGTCTTTACGAAAGATTAGGGTGAAAAATGGCTACTGTTGTAGGTGATGTTGCGGTTCGCGTTGGGTCGGATATTACCGACCTTCAGCAAGGCATGAGAAATGCTTCTAAATCAATTGGGAGCTTTTCGAAAACGTCGTCAAAAAAGCTTAGAGACGTAACCGATAACATCGTTAAGATGGGCGCGGCGGCTGGTATTGCCGCTGCTGGCGGGCTTTTGGCAATGACTAAAAGCGCGGCGGCTTCAGCTCAAGAGATACAGAACCTTTCTACAGTTGCAAACACTACGACAGAAGAGTTTCAAAAGTGGGCGTTTGCGTCTAAAAATCTTGGTGTAGAAAATGATAAGCTTGCCGACATTTTAAAAGATGTTAATGACAAGGTTGGCGACTTCCTAACCACAGGCGGCGGTCCGCTGGTTGATTTTTTTGAGCAAATAGCGCCAAAAGTCGGCGTTACTGCTGAGCAATTTAGACACCTTTCTGGCCCCCAAGCATTACAGCTTTTCACGTCATCGCTAGAAAAGGCCAATCTCTCACAAGCGGAAATGACATTTCACCTTGAGGCGATGGCCTCAGACCTAACCCTTTTGCAGCCGCTTTTGGCTAACAACGGTAAGCTTCTCGATCAACAAAGCAAGCTGGCTGAAAACTTGGGTGTTATCTTATCTGATGTAGACATAAAGCAGCTTGAGAAGTTACAGCAAAATTTTACTATTCTAGGTTCGCTCGCGTCGTCTGCGGCTGATATTATTGGCGCGGAATTATCGCCATACGTTACGGTTCTTACAGAAAAACTTATAGATGCTACAAGTTCGGGTGTTGACTTCGGCGAGAAGGTTGACGGGGTTATGCGGGTTGTAGCCAAAAGTGTTGGTTTTGTTGCTGATACGATACACGGATTAAACGTGGTTTTTGAAGGTCTTAAACTCGTTGGGTTTTCTGCAATCGGCGGCATTAGTCACTTATTACAGGGCGCGGCAGAGGCTTTTGTTTTGTTTGGCGACTCGGCCATAAGAACAGTTAACACTGTTATAAATGCGTTTAATTCAATCCCCGGCCTTGACGATATACCAGGCCTAACACTGATGACAGACAGTGATTTTATGCAGTCAATTCGAGATTCAAACGAAGAAATTCGAATGACCATAGATCAGATGACGAATGATTTTGCTGAGCTCGCAATGCAAGAAATGCCTTCAGATAAAGTTGTTAGATTTCTCGATGACGTGAAAACAAAATCGATAGAAGCGGCGCAGGCGGTTTCGGGTGTTCAAGATCAACTTGTAAATATTGCCAGCGACCCGTTTATGGGCGAAGATCCAAACATGGAATTTGAGGAGTTTTTCGCAGACAATAAGGAGGGCTGGGGTATAGCGGCTAGAGACACTGGGCGAGCAATGCAGAATGTTGTTCAGACAATGTCTACAGGAAGTAAACAGGCGTTTAAAATCGCTAAGGCGTGGGCTTTGGCTGATGCGATAATTTCAACAGCTCAAGGTATTGCGGCGGGCGTTAAGCTCGGTTGGCCTCTTGGTGTTCCTGCGGTGGCTTGGGCTGCTGCAACGGGATTCGCTCAGATTACAGCAATTAAAAACCAAAGCTTTGGTGGTAGTGGTGGCGCGGCGGCTTCGGGTGGTGGAACCCCAGCTACAGCACCTAACCCAGTTGGCGTAGGTGGTAGCGGTGGCGCACAGCAAAGCCAAACCCTATCCGTAGCGCCCATTGATCCAAGCGCAATATTTAGCGGATCTCAAATGCAATCCTTTGGCGAGTCGATACACGACTTTTCAAAAGACGGTGGAAAGGTGGTTTTTGAAGCATGATCTATATAAGTAATAACATTTTTCTTACATCTTTTTCGGGAGATGTTACCGCAGATAACCCAATAATAGGGTATAACTCGGTTTTGAGGCCGCAAGATTTCACGGCCCCCGCATATACGCCAATTAGGTCGGCGGCAAACGCTTGGACGCCTGACACTGCAACCGTTTTTGAGGGTGCGTCCTTGCCAGGAACGGGGAGTCAGTACCTAGTTTTGCATAATTCAACTTTGGCCGTTGTCGATTATATTGGGATTGCTAGACATAATTTTTTCTCAACTGGACGAGCCTACAAGATTCAAGAGTCTTCGGATGGGGTTAACTGGACGGATATAACAGCCGCAAAAATACCGCCCAACGACGGATCTATACTTGAGTATTTTGACGCGAGAAGCACGCAATATTTTAGAATTGATCTTGATGATCTTTCAGGACGTGCGCCAATAATCGGACACGTTAAACTAGGTAAGGCGCTAATCCTTCAGCGTAGAATATATGCAGGCCACAGCCCTACATTACTTTCTTCTATGGTCAAAAAAACCACTTACGGTAGTGAGTCAGGTCAATATTTGGGTCAGGTTGTCCATAGGGCGTATCATAAAACGTCGCTAGAGCAAGAAAATAATTCCCCTGCTTTTGTTAGGGAAAACATAGTGCCGTTTATTAATCATGTTAATGGCCACGCTGTTGTCGAAGATACGGCGGTATCAACGTTTTTCTTTGCATGGAGACCGTCAACGTACCCGCAAGAGATTGTTTACGGGTGGACGAACGACAATATTCAGCCGCAAAACACAGCTGGTGACGGGCTTGGTGGGCGCATGTCTTGGGGTATGAGCATTGAGGCTATAGCGTGACAAATATAACTAAGGAATTACGTTATGCTGAGCTAGTTATTAAACCTTGTTCTCTTGATTATGGCGTTGCACCTTGCGCCGCCGAAGTGGGAACAACTGGATCATATAAGTGTTATAACTCGCCAAGGACATGCCAAGATGCTGCAAATTTTGACGAGGGAAGCGAACAGGTTTTAAGGTGGGTTGTGCCTACCGAGGACTTGCCATTAGAGATTGACGCGCAACCCTGTATAACATCGATAAACCGGCGACCATTAGTAATCGATCCTGGAGAAGGTCTCGGCGTTCGTGAGTCCGTCACTGTAACGATGCACGATTTTTTGCATAATGATGATGGCTTTGATAAATACCCAGATAGTAGAACTAGCAATCCTTACAATAAAGGCACTTATTGGGGCAAGTTTACCGCTCGATGGGGATCTTTAGAGGGTTACGAATTTAGGACCGTTGACGGTTATCAAGGTCAATCACTATCCGAAATGACGAGAAGGCACTATATAGTTAACGGAACCGCTGGCCCAGATTCAAACGGCAATTTTAGTTTTACTGTTAAGGATGCGATGAAGTTTATCGACGGAGACAAAGGGCAATGGCCTAGACCTTCAGGCGGTACTTTGCTCGCTGCTATAACCGACGTGGGTACAGTGATAACCCTTGACCCAGCCGGTGCAGGTTCAGGCTATCCAGTATCGGGAACCGCTTCAATTAATGATGAGGCCGTTACTTATACGCGCGCAGGTGATGTTATAACGCTTACAGGTCGTGGCCTTTTCGGTTCCCCTCAAGAGGCGCATGAAGAGGGCGAGACATTCCAAGCATCGGCAGAATATGACGCTATGGACCCCCCAGATATTATTTACGACTTGCTATCTAATGGTACAAGTATGCCAGCCGAATATTTAGATCTAGCGGGCTGGAAAGCTGAAACGAACGCATTTCTTGGGCGACTGTATAGCGGCAAGGTTATGCAGCCAACCCCAGTTAGGGATCTAATTCAAGAGATTATTCAGGATGCTGGACTGACATTTTTTGTTGATCTTGTAGCGAAAAAAATTATTCTTCGGGTCTTGAGACAAGAGGTTCCAATCGCGTCTATAGATGATGATTTTGTCGTCGCGGGAACACTTAAAAGTAAAAAGCTTTATGGCAAAAGAATTTCTGAATCTTGGATATACTACGGCAAGAAAAACCCGCTAGAAAAGCAGGCTGAAAAAAAGAATTATAAAGCGGTTTATGCCGCAATAACTCAAGATCCAGTCGTTGCACTAGAGAACAACCCACCTGCAATTCGAGATACAGCAAGCCGATGGATGACTGTATTCAATCTTCCAGCGGTAAAAGACGTTACCAGTAGGCTTTTGGCTAGGTATGAAACGGCACCTAACGAGGTTGGGTTTAAAATAATGAACACATTCCCGCTAGCTCTTGGGGATTTCATTAATTTTTCATCAAGAATTTTTCTCGATTCACAGGGCGATATTGCGGCCCCCGTAAACCTACAGGTTATGCAAATTGATGACTCAAAAGGGGTGCTTTCTGTTGTTGCTGAAGAGGTCAACTTTTCAAAAATAGACCCAGGCACAGATAGGAATATTTTCATAAATGCCGACACGTACAATATAAATCTTAGAGAGGTGCATGATTCGATTTATACGGCGGCGTCTTCTGGTGATGTCGTAGTGCTTAATATTGTTTCAGGTGCAACTATCGGATCTTTAAATACTTATTATGCTCTAGACATAGGGGCTTGGCCCGCAGGTGTCACCATTGAAATAGCTGGTGATGGTAGGATTCAGGGCAGAGGCGGGAACGGTAGCCAGCAAGCCGCACAGGATGGCGGTCCAGCAATGCTAACAACATACGCCGTCGATGTCACCGGCAATATAGAGATATGGGGCGGCGGTGGCGCTGGTGCGACCTATACAACTGGGAGTGGTGGTGCAACTGGTCCGGCGGCTGGATTTGGTGGAGCGGGAAATATACCAGGTCAACCAGGCGGAACAACTGAGCTCGGCGGAACTGGTAATGCTCCGAATGGGGGAGACCCAGGGCAGGCGGGAACGGATTTTGGCGGGGGTGTTGGTGGTGCTGCTGGCTACGCAATAAACGGCGTTTCTTTTGTTACTATTTCGGGAACCGCAGATATTCGAGGACCGCAGATTAATTAGTATTTGCATAATGTAAAAAAAAATATATGCTTATATCTCACGACAACTAAAGGCATATTAAAATGAAATTATTACTAATCGCGACATGTATTTTAATCCTCTCGGCTTGCAATGGTAGAGAGTACAATATTGACTATAGCAAGCATTACAACGGTGACGAAATGAGCCTTTCTATTTACGACCACTTTATAACGACAACAGATTCAGGTCAGACAGTGCCAAGCGCTGCTGTAACCGTTAGGGATCTTGATAATAATTTAGTTGATTTGTTTTCTAATAAATCGGGCACTTCAACACCAAACCCGCACACGGCTGACGCTTTTGGTCGTGCTACGTTTTACCTTCGAGACGGTATTTATAATATTACTGCCGTTTCAGGTTCGGATACGGTTGTTTACAATGATGTGATTATTGGCGTTGACCCAACAGCACCCGCTTTATATGACGACATGGGCGGCGGTTATTTCCGTTATCAAATTTATGCGGGAACCACAAGCGGCTTAGATCTAGCGGGCGGTGCGGTGACTTCTGGTTCGATCGGTGGAACTGGTAGCGGCGCAGATTACATAATGACTCAATTTGATAGTATGCCTGATGGGGTTAAATCTGTTGAAATTTTACATCGTGACACTATCACGTGGACTAACGGCGCTAGGTCTTCAATGGCTTATCGAGAATCTACTTTCACCAACTTCCCAAACTACGAGTTAAGTTTGAGACAGACTCAGCCGCAGATTTTTACCGGCGACGGAAATTCTATAACGACTTGGACAGTGAAACGTCACGCGCTAGATGGAAAGCGGTTTAGATTCGATAATGATTATTCTGGTTTCGATACCATAACCACCATCGGCTTTGTTATCGGCGGCTTTTATATGTAAACCTCTAGGCGTACTCTTCATATATAGAGTGCGCCTTTTCAGACCACCTTACCCCCCGCTTCGACCCTTCCGAATAGATAAATTCGATCAGTTCAGCAAACTCCTTTTTACTCATCCTGCTAGAGCTTAGTGACATGCTTACTGGTTCACCCAATAAGCCAACACACGGCATTTCATGGCGAAACGCTGACAGCAAAAAGCATTTCCACGCCCAGTTTTTCCACTTCCTGCCGTTGAATTCGATAGGCTCAAAATCCTTACACATTGCCCACAGTTTAGCGTTTTGATCGTTGTTCCTGCTTTCCCTGCCAAGCGTGATAATTACGTCACCGGCAATCAGCGCGCGAGTGATTAAAGGATCGGCCCAGTTAAAGAATCTATCGATCCCGCTCACGTCTGATATTTTGTATTTCATACTGCCCATTTAGCAATTCTCACAGGGTTTGCTTCGTAAAAAATATCTATAAGATCCATCCAGTTTGGACCGAATAGGGTTTGGTTCTCGTATGTGAGCAGCCATATTTTACTGGCCCTCATGTAACAAAGGTGAGGCTTCACTAATCTTAAATCTGACATAATCATCGCCCTTTTTAACCTTAACCTTTTTGACGTGCGCCTCCAAAATACGAGAATCATTAAACCCATATTTCTTTTGTAGAATATCCACAAATGGTTTTATGGGGTTGTCCCAATCGCTGTTAGGATTAGAGAACCCAAAAACTAGATCTATTTTAAGCGCACCTTCGGGTATGTCCATTTTTGGTAATAGTGCCAAGAGCAAATATTCATAATCTTTATATTGGACCGTTTTGTATCGCTTGCCTTGCCACGCCTGGTTAACGCTCAAGGGTTTTATTTTAATTAGCGTAGTCAATGATTGCCGCCTTTACGTCGTCAGGAATTTTATCTTGCTTTGGGTATCGAAAAGCCATTCTTGCCCATAGTTCGGATTGTGCGCCGTTTCTTTCTATCCAAGGCTTAGATCCTGAATGATAGCCGTTCGGCCCTTGATGCTCGTCATAGCTCAGTGGAATGCAAAACCAATGCCCCACTAATACCTTGTTATGCTTGAAAGTGGAACCTTTGCAGTGATGAACAGATACTTGCTCTTGACCAGATACCACGCACCTTTGGTTTTTTAGCCACCATTGGAAATCCTTTTCGTCTTGATTTGGGCCACGTGTGTTTTTACTTGATTTGCGCTTCATCGTCCCGCCCGCTTTATTCGCTTGTTTAGATTATCTCGTTTGGCGCATAGGTTGCGAATCTCTGCGCGAATCTCGCCCGCTTCTTTATTAAACTTATCACTGTTCGCGTCAGTACCTATTTTTGACTGCGCCACGGACAACGATACGCGAGCCGATGCTATAGCGTTCAAGCATTTATTCAGTTCTGATTTTAATTGTGCTTTACTCATACCTTACCCCTTTATTTTATTGCTTTCCGTTATTGCGTTTAGATCAAATAAAACCCATGATATGGCCGCCAATATTGTGCTAACAATGTACGATCCGTCACCGTCATGTCCGCTTATCAGACGGTATGTAATCGCTAATATTCCGACTATAAGGAATATATACGCCGATATCATTACTTTCATACCTTGCCCCTTTGTTATGCGTCCCGAAGGACGCGATTAATGAATAATTTTTAGTTTGTGAATTTCAAAAACAGCGAACCCGCCAGAGTCGATTAATTTTGCTATATTGCCCGACTCACTAAGCGTTAGCTTATTGTCGTCCTTGCATGTAATATATTTAATATCTATAGTGGATTCGAATTCGTTATATTTAGTGATGCGGGTTAGCTTGTCTACAAACTCCACTGCTGACTCAATCAAATAACACCCGCCTGGCCACCCACGCTTGCTATCGCAAAGCTCTAGATGCACCCCCTCAGATTTATCGCTGGGGTCGTCTGGACCTGTAACCATGACTTCAGCGCCGAGCCCCTCATTTAAAAAGTGAGTAACTAGCTCCCAAAATTGAGCAATATCTTCGGTCATTTCCGCTCCTAGATTTGTTATGCGCCCCTTAGAGCGCGTTTAGATTCCCGACCTTATGCCATATTCTAGGCATTAACTAAAATCGGGTTAATTAAAAGGTATGTCATCATCGAATGAATCCATCCCTTGCGGCGCTTGTTGTGGTGCGGCCTGCTGATATTGTTGCGGCTGCTGTTGTTGGTATTGTTGCTGTGGTGCTTGTTGGCGCTGTTGTGGTGCGGCCTGCTGTCTTGGCGCATTGTTATGCCCGCCACCTTGAGAATCACCTTCGCTACGAGAATCAAGCATTTGCATTTCATTGCCAACAATCTCAGTGGTATAACGATCTTGCCCGCTTTGGTCTTGCCATTTGCGCGTTCTCAATGCGCCTTCAACATAAACCTTCGAACCTTTCTTGAGGTACTCGCCCGCTATTTCAGCTAGACGATTAAAGAAAACGATTCTATGCCATTCGGTACGCTCTTGACTTTGCCCTGTTTGCTTATCCTTCCAAGATTCAGATGTCGCAACGCTGATATTTGTAATAGCCGCGCCCCCAGTCGTGAATTTGGTCTCTGGATCTTGTCCGATATTCCCGACAATTATTACTTTATTTACACCTCTTGCCATGATTGCTTTCCTATATTTTAATGGTTACGTTTTCGATTGCGCCGTTTTTAATGGCGAGTGTGATTGCTTTGGCGGCGGCTTCATCTATGCCAAGTGCCATGATTGATTCTTTTGTTGCCTTGAGTATTCGCCCTATGTGAGCCTTGTTTGCCTCGCGCTTTGCCTGTGCGTCTGCTTCAGCCCTGGCTGCGTCTTCTTGCCGCTTAATCTCTGCTAGTCGTGCGTTTTCTGCTGCAATTTCGGCTTGCTGCTTGGCTAATCGTTCAGCCTCGATTTTATCTGCTTCGGCTCTCTCTGCTGCTAGTCGTGCGTTTTCTTTTGCTTGCTCAGCGTCAAGTATCGCTTGGTTTGCTTTCTCCTCTGCGGCCTTGGTAGCGGCTTCGGCTTCTTCCTTGGCTTCGCGAGCGATTCTATCCTCACGGTCTTTTTGTTCACGCTCAGCCTGTTCTTTCTTGAGCTTGGCAAGTTCGGCGGCGTCTTGCTCTTTCTTCATAGTCTGGCTATGAAGGCTTGCAAGGGCTTCAATCGTACCGTTACGCGCTTTTAATGCGTGTTCTGTGAACTCGTAAAAGTCCAAACACTCTTCGTTTTGCATTGACTCAAGAGCCAAGCGGATTGATTCGGAGTCCATTTCCTTTACAGCTTCGGGCAATGTTCGAATATATTCAACGCGCCCTTCAAGATCAGCCTTTCGCTTTGCCTCGCGCTCTTTTTTAGCGTTATCAATTTCTTGATAGGCTTCTGTATGCGGGATTCTTAGCGATTCTATTTTCTTCATAATCGCCTTGGCTTGCGAGTCAACCTCTTTACCGCCTTGTATGAAATAGGCTTTTTTATCTTTTCTAACCTTTTCCAGCCCGTTTTCTATTTTACGAAAATCTAAATGGATTCTCTTTGCTTTTTCGTATCCCTCCTCGCTTGATGCGTCAGGTATGTGATTTGCCTTGTCTTTTAACTCGTCCATTTTAGATGCGAACTCGTCATATTCTGCTATTTTAAAGTCTGTCATTTTTATTCTCCATGAATTTTTTGTATTCGTCATTTAGTGCGGCTATACCCTTTTGGGCTATATCATTTAATATTAAAATCTTTGTTTTGTTGTTTAGGTGTTTTATCGCAACAGAGCAAACGCCTTTAGCCATTGACGCGCTTGCTGACCCAGATATGGCCGTTTTATTTCTTTTAACGTAGTCTATAAGCTCTTGTTGCTGCTTGTTTACTTCTTGTTCCTTGTCGTTAGCTTTATCTATGCTAGTTTCAATTCTCAGGTTGTTCACATATTCAATGTCGTCAAACATACCCATGAAAATATCAGCATTAAACCCAAGCATTGATAGTCCCTTGGTAATCGCGTTAGTAACCACCTTTTTACGCGCTTCGTCATCTACTTTTAGATAGCCGCTAGCGCCTTGCGTTTTGTAGGCTAGCTTTTCTGTT